ATGGGACAATCGTAGGTCTCCTGGTGCCGCACTCTTATCGCAAAACTTCGGGACAATCTTACCGAGTCCGGACGAGATATCAATCTTGGTGTCACACCACACAGATGTTTTTGACGAGTACTGCCAAGCCAGCAACTCCTGTTTGCTAGGCTTGGTGTCATAGAAATCAAAATCCATACCTATTATAACGTAGCCGTCCGTCGTAGTTGCGCATGACGGACGATAGGTGAATTTCAACTTCCGGAACTTGTACATCTCGAATCGTGTGGCGAGAGCAGCCAACCAAGTGAAAGTCTGTCCCTCCTGGGGATTTACAGTGAAGCCTGTAGCGAGTGGTGCATTGACAGCAGAGTATACGTCAGCAACGAACTCAGAATGAGCAACCACACAATTACCGTTGCGCGCGAACGCAACCTTGGGTGGTGCTCTGGTATTCTTGAATCCGGCTGCCGCAGGAGCTCTAACAACCATTGTGCTTGATCCATTATTTTTGTTTTGTTTACTTTGTTTATTTTTGGCCATTTGTATTGGATACCGCATGGCTACGGGACTGTACATTGTGTTGTTCCTTTCGGTTAGAGCCGTGCAGTCTCTCGGCATTTTGGTTAGCACGGAATCCGTTTTGGTCATTTTAAACAACACAACCCAATACTAAGTTCGGTACATGCGCTACTATGTATATATCACTCACCGCTGATGTGTCAATCAGTAACTGCAGGGGCACGGTCGTCAGTCCGTGGAGCTTAGCTCCTGTACCCTTTCGGGCCATGTACGCTACACTAGCATACATGGCATGGGTGCTTGAAAAGTGATTTCTACTTCCTTACGGCTATCTATCTTGATAACCATCTTTCTATAGTAATTCTCAAGCGCAATTTGTTCGTCTGGCGTTATACCGAAGGCATAGTAGAAGCTCGCTCGAGTGTGTGGTGTGACCACCCCATACTCGCGAGCCATGCCTTCCTCTAATTTCTTTCTTCCCCAGGTCGTAAATTCCCAATTATCTTTTCCTCTCTTGCCGTTCTTAATGTAAGATGCGTAGAACTCCTGGAACACTGGAATCCCTCCGCACATAGATAAGCCACCACTGCCAACAGCGTGTAGCCAACCTTTCGCCATCCCGTCGCTCGTGATCGGTGCTAGACACATAGTGTCCTTTCCCAACCCCCACAATGGGTCACGAATCATCACGAAGTCCGTAGCTAGTGGCCCGACGAAGATAGGTTTTGTCTGGCAGAATTCGATTTGCTCAAACTCGTAACAAACATCCC